CTACAATTTTATAAGGCATTTGTGTTACATCAAAAATTAAAAATGCTGAATAATCTCTCTCTACTCCTCTTGCTACGTCAACACAACAAACATAATTTCTACCATTTATAGGATTTTCAAACACATCTAAATTACCACTTGAAGTTATTGGTGTCATATAAGGAGTTGCTTTAATTTTAATTGGTGAAATTAATGTATCAACACTACCTAAAAATTCACACTCAAACTCTTGTTGGAATTGTTCTTTAGATGTATTTCTTATAGTCATTTCTTTCCACTCATCATCTCTTCCTGGAACTTCTGACCAATGTACTTCAATAGGAATATAATCATTTTTACCAGTTTCAGAATCCATCCATAATTTATAAAACTGATTCATACCGTGTGGGGTTGATACAATAACAACCTTTGAAGTTTTACCAGATGTAATAGTAGGATAAACGGAACTAAAAAACATTTCAGCTATGTTAGCAGGTACGAAAGCAAACTCATCAAGAAATATTATATTATATGTACCTCCTCTTATTGCACTTGAAGATGTAGCGGCCGCAATAATTTGAGATTTATTTTCTAATTCAATACTACCTTTGTTCCAGTTTATAACACCTTGTTGTATATACTTTGGTAAGTTTTCATAGGCTAGTTGTAGTCTTCCTAATATATCTCTAGCAGTTGAAGATTTATTAGCAAGAATTGCTATGTTTGAATTCGGATTAAATATTGCATAGTGTAAAAGATATGCAATTGTTGTTGTAGATTTACCTGATTGTCTAGGTAGTTTTGCAATCGTAAAACGATTATTATGTATTGTTCTTACTATATTTTTTTGGAAAGGATATAATTTAAAATCTATAAGACCTTCATCAAGGGAAACAATCTTCATATGTTTCTCCATAAAATAGATTGGGTCTTTAGCACATCTATCAAATTCTTCAATTTCATCTTTAGTAAATCCAACTTCCGTATTTACTTTCTTTAAATTTGGGTTTCCTAAATATGCGTCTGTTACACTCATTGTTTTTTCTCTTCTATATATTTATCATTTCTAATATATCCCATCCAGCCAGTTATGATATATTTTTCGTGGTGATTGGTAATTTGTCCACTATGCGTATGAGTAAAATCTGTCGGCCAAATAAGTGTTAATCCTTTTTTAGCAGGAGTTGTTAATTTCTGATATTTAAAATGTGTACCACCTTCAGGAACATCATTTAAATAAGTCATCCAAACAAGACAACGATTTTCCATTATACCCATTCTTTCAAAATGCTCAACAAAATAACCTCCACCTGGTGTATAGTATTGTATATTTGCTCCTTCAATCATTCCAAATTTATTAAGCTGTTGAACTTCAGGATATTTCTTTTGATATAGTCCAATAATTTCTTTCAATTGTTTTGTATATTTTACAAAAACTTCATCTGTAAAATTTTGATGAAGACCTAGGTCTATAGAATCTTTTTGGTGCTTCTTAACACTGAAAGGTCCACCTATAACTCCTGGCCTTTGATGTTCTTTTTTTGATTTAAATAAGGTTATAAGGTCATCACAAATTTTAGGATCAATATACCAACCTGCGACAAAACTATTAAATGGTAAATTATGTTCTTTCATTAATTATCACTCCTTCTATATGGGTATAACCTAATTGCTTTGCCGCTTGTACTCGTTGACTACCTCTATATACACTATATAGTTTTTCTTTATATGGTGTTTTTGCAACACCATATCTAGGCGTTTCTGATATAATATGTTTATGTACTTCTATTGGTATTTGTAATTCTTCACCATCTAATAATTCTTTTAATGGTGGCATTGATTTGATATAAGTCAAACCTTCTAAAGGTATATTAATCTTTTTTAGGTTCTTTTGTTTCGCTTTTAGCAGTTTCATTTTCACGCTTTTTATTTAACATTTTTTGTAATTCAGCTGTTGAACCTACGAACAAAGCATTTTTAATATTCGCATTTGTTCTTCCAGGCAATTCTTTTAAATCTTTTAATTTCTTTTGTAAGTCTTGTAGTTTATCTACCGTATCGCCAACTTGTCCAATTAACTGACCAACAACTTCATATGCTCTAGGGTGTTGTCCTTCTTTTGCAATATCTAATATTCCTTGTATTGCTTCTTGTCCCTTTTCTATTAAATTGTAATAGTTTTCTCTACTGTAATCAGAATCTTTATCTAAATATTTTTCTACAGTAACACTTTTTCCAGTATCTCTTGGTACTGGTACTTCAAATTTTTCAGGTTCAATTTTTTTACTATCTAAACCTAATATTTCATTTACACTATCTTCTAATTTACTCATTATTCATCTAGTCCTGTTACTGGATTATATTTCTTTGTATCATCATAAAAAGATATTGTAGTTGTAAATCCAAAATCATCATCAGCATCCGCCGTTTCAGGTTTAGGTATAACTATAATTCTTTCCTCTCTTGATAAAGGATCATCTGTAGATGTTCCTAAATCTGCTTGTGTTTTTCTGATAATCTTACCTTTTGACATAGGTCCATATAAGTAAGTTTTAGCAGTAAACTCTAAAGTATATATAACAGCTCTTCGCTTATTAAATTCACCATCATAGGTATCTTCATAATTTACATCATTTAAAACTATTGGTATATCTCTTTTAAGACCTAATTCAGGAATTACATTAACTGTAACTGTATAATCAGGTTGAAAAAAAGGTAATATTTGTTCAATAATTTGTAATCCATTTTCTGCTGTTGCAGTAAAAGAATAAAGACTAAAACTTATATCATATGGTACAGGTGTATAATTAAAATTATGTACTGTTGAATCATCTGTTTTAACTTTAAATGTTTTTTGAATTTTATTTAATTTTCTAGTAGGGTCATATTTTAATCCTCTAATTTCAAATCCCATTCTAGGTAAAGTAATTGCAAAGGTTTTACCCTTTTGCAAATCTGCTTGTTGTTCTAATCTTTGGATAAATTTTTCTTTAGGGGCATATGCTAAAGGTACACGTATTCTTTTAGTAATAGCTCCTGTACTAGATTTTTGTTGAAGAATTATATTATTAAAAATTTGGCCAAACGCAATAGTTAATTTTCTTAAACCTTGATTGTAAAAATGAGTTCCAAACATTATTCGTCAACCTCCCCAAATGGATTTCTTTCAGTAAAATCAAGTATGTCATCTGAAACAGCAAGAGTATCATATCCTGCTTCTGTATTTAAATCTAAATTATCTGCATAAGGTGATTGTGTTTGTATGTTAGGTACTGCATAATCTTCATTTAATAAAAGCGCTGGTTGTCCTGTAGAATAATTGTAGTAGTCTTCTAATTGTACCGAACCTTTACCATATATAACTTCTACTCCATATTCCAATGTCATTTTATATTGTAACTGGTCTAGTGTATGTGTATCTTCGTGTTGGTCAATAGTTTGTAAACCAGTATCAAGTTTTTCACTTGCATATTCCCAACGAGTAACTTTAAGTTTATAAACTGGCAGATTGCCTAATTGGAAAAATGGTTCTTGGTCTTCTACAAATAAAATTTCAAAAAAAGATTTCATCAAAGGCAAAAATATAATATCACCTTCATTTGGTCTACCTGTAAAAAGAGGTCTAATTAAACCACCACTTTTATTACCAACTAAATTATCCCAACTTCGTTTTGCAACAACTAAAGTTGTGTCATCTCTAATTTCTAATCCAAATTTACTAATAATTTCTTGTTCACCAGCAAACCCTTGGTTAGTTTCAAAGTACATTTCTATCAAGTAAGAATCATCAAACTTGCTAGTTACGTCTTCTCCTAAAATTATATCTTTATTGACTAGTGTTCGTGGCAAATAATAGACATCATTGCCAAACATTTTAAGACTTTCAACAACTATATCTTCGTGTAGTCTTTGTTCGGCAGCGTTGCCAATTCCCATACCACCTTGAAAGTAATGATTAACTGGCATAGCACTATCCTATCATAATATGTCCACTCAACATATCGTAATGACTTCTTAATTTTATTTCTAAAGTATCAAGGTCTGCTAATGCTTGTGAGTAAATTTCTTTTCCATTTAATGTAACTCCACCGAGCATTGCAACACCATCAAATTTACTTAAATTAGCACCCCATTGTTTTTTGAATAAAGCTGTTACGTATCTTTTTAAAAATATGTCATTATAGACATCTGTATAAGTATTTGGATCCATTTTTCTATAACATTCTATTACCATATATTCACCTACTTGTAAATCATTGTCCCAATCCATATCAATATGAAGTCTATTATCTAATTGGTTAAATCTTAATGGTTTTTCACCAACTAATATATGGTCTAGGAAATCTAAATGTCTTAATACAACATCATAGTTAATAACAGACGTTGAAGAAAAATCGTATAGGTCATTTAATCTTAATTGATATCTAACATCAAACATATTTAAATTACCTTTATTTGAAAAAGGGAACATATTAATTACAGATACAACAGCTTCAGGCATAACAATATATCCATTACCTTCTTTCCAATTTGTAGTAACTGTAGTTGAATCACCATACGTCTTTGTTATAGATTCAGGAGTATCTTGTAAAATTCTATCGTGGTCTGCTTGAGTATATTCGTATTTTAAATAGGTTCTTTTAACACCGTCAAAGTGATATTGAGCAAAATATTGTAATGCTTCATCCATTCTATCTTCTAACTGGTCATCATCAACGTTTATCTCTATGACTGGTTTGCCTAATGCTCTTAAAGCGTATTGTTTTAAATTTTCCCTTGAAGCTGGTTCTGCCATATTTGTCCCTTTTGGGTATATTTATAATAGTAATTATATCTTCGGAAATAGATTTTCAGTACAAAATGTCGTAATGTCTTCTTCAGGCAATCCAAGTGATTGCAATACAGCAGTGGTATGTGAATTTTGTTGTTGGTTTTGGAAGTGCTCACTATAAAAATTTTGACCTTTTTTAACATCTTCTTTATTTGAATCACCATCATAATCAGATATTTTATCTAGGTATGATTCTAAATTAGATGTAGCAAGTGTACAAATTTGATTTAATTCACTTTCATCTTTAATATTTCCACCTGAAATAACACCTTCACTAAAAATTTCAGTGTCTAATAACGGTCGCACTCTCGGTTTTGTTGGTTTAAACCAAGTTGATTCTTGTATAAAATATCTTGATAACGGATGTTCTTTTACAAGTAATGGAGAATAATCGTGAAAATATCTAACTTTACTTTTACTTGCAATAATATCCAATCCATAAATTGGACCGCCATTATCTAAAATTGGAAATAAAGATAAGTGCAACATATACTGACCTTTGGTATCTCTAGCATCCACTATCTCAAAATGTGCTCGTCTAACATTTAAATTTTTCCAAGTACGATTAGTCCAAGTTTCTTTATTAAATTTTTCCATACCGACTTCATTGTATTCTTCACAATCTCTATCCAGTATAGATATTATTTCATCTTTACACTCTATTAAACGATCCCATATCATCTTTTTATTCCTTTTCTATCTTATCCATTTATGGTCTTTATGTCCAGTAATAATATCCATTTCTTGATATAATTGTGTAGTAGTTGCATAAGCAACCTTCGCTTCATTGAGAACATTAATTTGATAGACATTTATATAACTATTTATTGTTTCAGTTACTATCCTTTTATATTCTTTTATTTCACCGTGTTTAAATTTATAATAACGATTAGGTCCTGGTGTATTTTTCATATCTAATTGACCTTCAATCATATCTCTTAAATGTCTTACATATATATGTGCATATAATTTTTCAGGTTCTTCTTTTATAGTTTGAATATGTTTAATATAATTTACTGTACTTGGTAGAGTAGTAGGATTTGAATCACCTGTCCATAAAGCTTTAAAATCATAATGTATATGCTCAGCTCTAGGTAATCCAATTGTTGTTCTAAACAATGAATTTTCTAATCCATATTTCTCTACTTCAGAATAACAAAGTAACTGATTGTAAAGATATATTGCGTAAAGGTCTGGTTGGATTTTGATAGACTTATCTGAAAGAGATTTGATAAAAGTTTGTAGTTCAGCTATTTGATAAATGTCTTCTGTTAATTTTTTAATGTCATACATATCATTATATAATTGAAAGTATATTTAATACTTACAAGACGTTAAACATCCTATTCCCTAGGTTTATCTACTGAAGCAGCTTCTG